TCGGTTAGGGTCTAAACCTGCCATCAATCCGTATTCAACCGTTACGCCGTAATTGCCGTTGATGTCGACTGATGGTTTGTATTTTAATTTGTATGGAACTCCATTGGCTGTTGCAGATACTTCACGAGATAGTGTTGGGAAGTATGCTTCATCAGTAGCAAATGCGATAGAGATTGCTTCGCCAATTGCTTCACCAAGGATTGATTGAATAACTTTAATCTGTGAATCGAATCCAGCCATAAGTGCCTTGACACCTTGACCAGTAACGATAGAACCTTCTGCTTGTCCTGCACGTGCTTGGGGGAAGCGGGTTCCTAGTTTCATTTCATCTGCTAGAACATTGTTCTCCGCAAAAGCGAACTGAGGTACGTCCAGATTGATACGACGAATCTTCTCAGGGGAGTTAGAACGTATAACTGAGTCAGGACCAACGGAAAGCTGAGTAACATCAGTGGGAAGAGCAAGAGGAGCTTCAACAGATTTCTGGACAGCTTCCATAGTAAGAAGCGCAAGACGCGCCTTTGCTGCATAGACTGGTAGTACGTCGTCGAATGAGCCTCGGACTTCGCCATCAAGCGAAGGACGCTGAGCAATCGCAACTGGGACTCGACCGATTTTGTTTGGTGTTTCGGCAAGAACTGCACCTCCACGACTTGGGATAAACATTACGGTGCGATTCTTGTCAGTCCATCGTACAACTTCTAGAAGTTCATTACCATCGGTACGACCGAATGCACTTGTCTGTAGAATCTTGTCTGCTAGTTCTGGAAACTTGGCTGCTAAATCGCCAGCCTTACGATAATAAGAACGGCAATAGACAGATACTTCTCCGAACCTGTCCATGTCGTAATAAGCACCCATAGAGTTTTCTACATGGATGTGCGGTCTTTTTTCCTTGAAGTTAGGTTCGACTCTGAAAATACAGAAGCCGTAAGTTCCTAACTGGTCTGCGCCACGCAGTAGCTCTGTTCCAAGACGAGATGAAGCAACATAATAATTTGCAATCTTAGTTCTCTTATCAGCCTTGGTACGCTGTGAATCATCAAGGGATGAATCTCCAGCAGCCGTTATGGTAGGTAGTACACCTGCCTGCTCAGAAACATCACGAGCAACCACGTCAATAAGGTTGGCGATGATAGGTCTAGACCATGTTCCCTCTGGGAACAAACCACGAAATACTTGGTCGGCGTTACCTGAACGGACCAAAGCAACTTCGCGCATGCGCTTATCGCGCTCAGCATTACGAGTCTTTAATTGCTCGTATGCATGTACAAGTTCTTTCATTATCACAATCTCGCTATTCGCTGTGCAGCAGCTAAATCATCTAGGTTAACAATGTACCTATCTTCAATTTGCTTCTGAGGTGTAAATTCGTTTTTCAAAAAGTTTGGCACATTTGCTGAAGTTAATAAAACATCACGGGCTACGATTTCACAGAACCAGAGCGCCATCACAGCGTCCATCTTTAATCTCTTGCCTTGAACTCCTGGTTGCCAAACAACCAATTGTTCTATTAACTTTTTAATATGTTCATTACGTGAAGCATCTGGTAACTCAATCATGTTATCGCCAGCATGCTTCAAGTTGTTATTGTTACCGTCACGTTTAATGACGGTTCCAAATAACGGAGCCAGAGAAGCTACACCAAACTCTGGGTCTTGTTTATTATTACCTGTGTAGTGTGGGCGGTAGTTAATACCGCGGGTAGACAAGAAGTTTCTAATCTCCTCGTCCTGGGTTAAGAAAAGCTGAAATGCGTTGGATTCAACGATGACAGTATGAGGCTTGTAAGCATCCGTCCATTCTCGAATCAAAGACCGAATCGCTGCAGGTGTGGGGCTGCTCATGACGTGAACGTCCATGACATAGCGCTTGTGTGTTCTGCGGTCGACTGCGTAAGCAACTGCTGCCGTGTCACCAGACATGGCTGGGTCTATACCAATAATGCGATAGAAGTTCTGTGCATTATCAGGATGACCCGCAGCGCCTGCAACTAACGCACCCGATTTTCTCATTCCGTTGACTGCGCCTCTGACGCACATCGGGTCGAAGATTGCATTCTCTGCGATATCGAGGTTCTGGTAAACCAAAGACCATTTGGAGGGACCAGCCTCATTGCGGACCGCAGTAAGACGCGGTCCAGTCCATCGGTCAAAGAATCCATTCTCATCTGGGGTATCATCCTCAGTAAGTGGTTGCTCTGACTTAGCCCAAAGGGTTTTCCAATCCTTTGGATTGTCTGCGTATTCTAATACGGCAGGCATGGACAAATATGACCACGGAACAATTCCGTCCGTGTAATGTTGAGTGTTGCGAAGTTCTTTATATAGGTCGGTTGCAGATACGCGAGTTCCGACAACAAGAAGCTGACCCCCGCCTGGTGGTAGACGAGAGGCAACTTCTTGTCGAATCCATTCTTGTTGCTTAGCCCACTCTCCAGCGTTAGAGAGAGTGACCACGTCGTCAAGTACGATTAAGTCGGCGCGAGCGCCGTATACCTGACCGCCCATACCGATAGCTTCAACGGTAGGGTCTTTAGCATCTGATTCGCGGACATCCGCGCCCAGATAAACTTTGTTAGCCGACCACATGTCGGCGGTAGCTTTGTAACCATCGGTAGGACCAAAGGCTGCTTGTAGGTCTGCATACCGAGGATGAGTCAGGCGTTGCTTAATAGCATAAAGAAACTTCTTAGCCTGCTCTTGGGTTTTGGAAATAACAATGACATTGATGTTTGGATTTTTGACTACGCGGTAGGTCACGTAGTTAATCGTGATGGTCATAGTCTTGGCATGGTTTGGTGGAACATTTACCAAGAGGCGGGATAACCCCGCCGACCCTTTTTCGTATGTCATCGCTGGATGTATCCAACGAGGTTCTTTACCTTCCAACATATCGACCACGTTAAGCATGTGGTCCCATACCTTGGCTCCCAGGTATTTCTCAGAAAACTCTGCAAAGTCAGATAGACCAGACCGAGCTTCATCAGCGAGGTCGGATGTTCTTAACCGAGCGTTATCTATATAGGCAGCGAAGCCTTCAGCTTCGCGCCTCTGGGTGTCATACCAAGAACGAGAACGACCAATAACTTTTAGGGCATCGGCAATAGTGCGCCCTTGGCGCACCAAGTTGATTAGTTCTTTCCTGGCTTCTTCGGGGGTTAGATTTCTTTCCAAGTCTTCTCCAGTAGCTGTAGGGGTCTACAGGGGTATAGACAGAAGTATCCCCACTATATGTTTTTAACCAAGTTAAAGCGGGCGTTAAGCCCGCGTTTACGGCTTCGTGGAACTCAGCCGTTACACTTATATAGGGGTCTAGAGCGTCGGCGTGTTTCAAGGGGCAAATCAAACTTTTTTTCTTGGTATAACAAAAGTCCTGGTCAGAGCTGGTTTTCTGGTGAAAATATTTTTGATGATAGTGGGGGGCGGGCGGGGGGTGGACCTAAAAAACCCTGGGGTCGTCAAGGGCGCGGGCATAAAAAAAGGGGGCAAACGCCCCCATTCTCCCCACAAAAACAGTCGCCCGCACAGGAGAAACCCCTCCCCCACCGTGTGTGAGAGAGGGGTGTCCGCTGACTATCCTATAGGGCGATTCGCTTCATTACTACGCGACAAGTAGCGGTGATGATGCTGAACTCCGCGACCCCGCGATTCTCTTCGATGTCATACACAATTCCTACGCGACCCTTACCTAGTGGAACTAGGTCACCGATTCGCGCATCCTCAAGCAAGACCAAGTCGCAATCGGGCGCATGGTCGAGAGATGGTATTCCGTAAGAATGCTTCACCTCTGCGACGTGCGCCTTCAAGTTTACGAGTAGGTCATCGTGTGTCCATGCTGTTGCTGCCATGATTGAACTCCTTGCTAATTCACCGAACCCAGCGTTCGGCGATGGAATACAGAATACACGATGAGCCCCACCCCTGTCAAATCTGGCTGTCTGGCTGAGCGTAAATACGGCGTGTCTAACGTGACCCATGGCGTTACACATGACCCGACACACATGGCACATGACATACACGCCACACCCACATCACGCGCCTGTCTACACGCATAGCGTATGTGCTATTGACAGCTCGCACGTGCATGGGCTAATCATTGCGTATACACACATCTCAAGATAGCAGAACGTAGTTCTGCTTATATATGTCGAGCCAGTCGGAAATCCCGACGGCAGAAAGGAACCACCATGAGAAAAGTAGCAACCGAAACCCTGAACGGTGTCGTGAAGAACGGCACTGTCCACATCTCCAAGGCAGACGACAAGCGCGTCTTCGCCAAGGTCCGCATCACCACACCAACCGCCAAATCTTCGAAGAAGATTGAGGCAATCCTCAAGGCGATGGGGCAATACCCAAACTTTGACAAGGTTCTCGCAGCCGTGCTCAAGGTCGAACCAAACGCATACGTAACACTGAAAGGCGGTGCTCGCTAATGAGTAACGACACAGCACTATCTATCTTGCTTGTTTGCCTATTGGCAATGACGTTCATGATTGGTGCTCTTATGGGCATGATGCGACGCGACACAGAGTGGCGCAGGCATCTCAAGATAGCAGACCAAAGGTCTGCTGATATAGACAACCACTGGGAAACGACAATTCGTGGCTAGTGAATCAACCAACCCGACGGAGGTGGTCATCAAATGCGGTGACTGCCTCCGTCCCGAATGTAAAGGATGTGAGTACTGATGGAACGCAATTGGTGGGAGATTCCCGCTGTCAAATCAATGAGCGACGTAGTCGCTGAGCAATTCGCAAATGACTGGCTATTGGTCGTTGAAAACGACCATGAAATGTGGACTCAACTAGTTGACGATGTCAAAGAGTTGGACTGCAACCAAGTAGCGGTGACCGCATACCTGCGCGAAGAGTGGGATGTACTCATCGACCAAATGGAAACGCAAGTTTCCAAGATTTCTGACGTGGCTGGATTACTGCTACGCCAGATGCTCGTGATGGGCGACCGCCCATTCGAGTTGATTGCTAATCATGTGATTAGCACTGTCAAAGAAATGGAGGCACACAATGCCTAAGTACCTGGTATGGCAAGAACGCTCGTTCAGTTTCTACCAAGAGGTAGAAGCACCGAGCCGAGGTGAAGCAATCAACATCGCCGAAGAGCGTGGCGAATGGGAGCGCGACGACTCTCAGTCCGACATCGTGTACCACTACGAGGTCGAACTCGTACCTAACCAACCTGAGGTCGATGACCTCATCAAATCAGAGGAGGAAAACAATGGGTAACAACATGTCGCAAGACCTAGCAGAGAATGTCATAGACATTCGGCAATCAATCACCATCCAGTTGCGAAGCAACCACTATCCACCAGTACCACTATCCATGGTGGAACCATGCATCGAGGCAATCTATGCGGTATCAGAAGGCGATACGCAGAGAGCAATCCAACTACCCGACGGCGTAACGTGGCGTGGCTCAGTGACAGCGCCTGCGTATGCGATAGTCGAAGGGCATCATCTTGGACCATGGTGTTCATACGATGATAGCGACCACGATGACTACTAAACACATCATGGACATGACGCAGGCTGAGCTCGCGCAGATAACCTGCTTCGGATACGAGGGACATCCCTGTTCAAATCCAATGGATGAATATGGCTGTCGCAATTCCATGAAAGATAACGAGGCATTCTGTGCAGAATGCTGCGCCGATACTACCGATGGCATGTGCTGCGGGTAGTGC